TGAGAAGATCGGGAACAAATGCGCTACTCAAGTAGGCAAGGTCAGAGCGCAGCAACTTGCCAACAGAGAGAAGATTTCAATAGAAACGATCAAACGCATGTACAGTTATCTGTCCCGTGCAGAGACCTACTATGACAATGGAACACCTGAGGACTGCGGATACATATCCTATCTTCTGTGGGGTGGTAAGGAAGCCAAGGACTGGGCGCAGAGTAAGATCAATGATTTTAAATAATATAATATAATATAATATAATATATATATATATAATTAATATTATGTTAAATAGAACAACTTTACATATTACAGAATGGCCTATTCAGAAGAGTTCATAAAACACCTGGATGAGTTAGCTCACATCTACATCACTGAGTGCTTGTCTCACCAGAAGGAAACACTATCCAACAAAGGAGAGGTGATCATGGTAGCGGATAGACACATACCTACAATAGATTACTTTCTGAGGATATGGATACCAATCATCAGGAATGATAAGGCAATTTCCAGAGAGACTTATTACACTTGGCTTAATTCAGATGACAAACTCAAATCTGACACTATTAAAAAAATAGACAACATGTTTAAGTGCCTGGCAAAGGACATTGTAGCTAACGAGGGCAAGGGGATATTCTACGCAAAGAATGCTCTCGGTATGCATGATCGTCAGCAAGTCGAAACACGAAATGTTGACAAATTCGATTTTGAGCAGTAACTTAGCAAAGTTTTATTTCATAAAATCTGATGTGTTAGATTAACAGCGATAGGTATCCGGGAGCGCAGCGCACTGCGCTTTTTTTACACATGGCAACAATCAAAGGATACAAACCACATGATCAGCAGCGAGCGATACACAATGCTATCAATCAAGGCAGCGAAAAATACTATGCTCTGAATATAGGCAGGCAGTTCGGAAAGACATTGCTCGGAATCAATCAGCTTCTGTACTGGGCCATCAATGATCCAGGATGCCAGATAGCTTGGGTGACACCAGTCTACAAGCAGAGCAAGAAGGTATTCAGTGAGCTGGAGAGGGCAGTCAAGAATTCAGGCCTATTCGAGTTCAATAAATCTGATCTGCGGATCACTGGCTTTGGATCATCAATCGAGTTCTTTTCCGGGGAACGGCCTGACAATATCCGAGGGAACACGTTCCACTACATGGTGGTAGATGAGATGGCATTCACCAGGCCTGAGCTTTGGGATGAGGTCCTGAGTGCAACTGTGATGGTCAAAGGAAAGAAGGTGATATTCATCTCAACACCCAAGGGGAAGAATCATTTCCATAGGATCTGTATGCAGCCGAACTATGATCCCAGGTACAGGTACTTCCATTTCACATCCTATGACAATCCAATGATAGCACCAGAGGAGCTGAATGAAAGAAAGCGATCCCTTCCGGATCATATCTTCAGACAGGAATACCTTGCCGAGTTCATCGACAATGCTTCTGGACTATTCAAGAACATCAAAGACTGCGCTGGCACATGGGAACGCAAAGGAAAGAACTATGCAGGCCTTGACATCGGTAGAGCTGATGACTACACTGTGCTGACCATCCTCAATGAATCAGGAGAACAAATCTATCTGAATAGATGGAGGCATGATGAGTGGAGCAGGATCATTGACAAGGTGGCTGATATCATCAAGCAATACCAAGCGGTGACACTGATCGAGGTAAATAACCAGGGTGATATATTCTATGAGATGCTATCGGGCAAGATGCGAAACCTGGTGAATCCATTCACTACCACATCAAAGACCAAGCCCATCATCATTGAGGACCTTGCCCTGGCATTTGAGCAGCGTGATATCAAGATTATGAATGAGGCATGGTTTATCGATGAGCTTGAGAACTTTACGTATATTTACAATCCGAATACGAGGTCTGTTCAATACTCTGCTCCTGTCGGGCTGCATGATGATGGAGTCATCTCATTAGCACTGGCATGGCATTGCAGAAAGAACTACAGCAAACGTGGACAATACAAAATACTCAGAGCATGATCATTGAAGCATCATATCCAAAGACGATCAAGGAATGTACACCTGATCAGTTAACCAAGTGGTTAATCCTGGCACCCGTTATTCAGGATGCAGATAAGTCATTCACAAGGATGCTTGATTTCCAGGTGCAGCTCGTGAGCATATTCACCGGGCTTCCTGTGAACAAGGTGAGAAAGGTCCATGTAGATGATATCCTCGCAGCAAGCACAGAGCTACTGAAGATGCTATCGGAATACAGAAACACGGAGCCTTCAGAATTCATTGAGGTAGATGGCAAGCGGTACCGGTTCGAGAAGGACTTCAACCATGTTGAGACTGGTCAGATCATAGACATGAAACTCATTGAGGATGTTTCAATGAATCCATGTGAGGCATTGGCTATCTGTTACATCGAGGAAGGCATGACCTACTGCCAGGAAGATGCCAGGGGGAAGGTATTGAATCCGAATAAGAAACGGGAGGATATCTTCAAGAGGGCATTCCCTGGAGATGAATTTCTGAATTTCTTCGCTTTTTTTTTGCGAGAATCAGAGAAGCGGAAGCTCGCTATATTGGGGATACAGATAGCGAGAGTGATGAGTCAGAATCAGACAATGCACAAGAAGCTCCTCGAGACAGCGAATGGTTTACATGGACAAGAATCCTCCTCAAGCTGGCGCAAGAGCTTGGCAAAGATGTGGACACTATTACCCGTCAGCCGTATGTGAAAACTCTGTTCTGGATGAATTACTTCAAGCTCAAGTCATTGACTTGATTCAAGCTCAAGTCAGAACAAGATTACATATTATCTCGACATGGCTAATGATCTGGACTTTCTTGAATCGCTTGGTTTGTCTCAGACTGATCTGAGTCAACCTGAGTCTGCGTATGACAAGTTTATTCTGGGCCTTGCCAATGAGGTTACTGCTCAGTTCCAGGAATACATCACCGAGAATGTCAATAACACAGGAGGACTCGCAGCTTCCGTAGTTTACTTTCCTACTGGAGCCATGTCATTCGAGATTCAAGCGGATGACTACTACAAGTTCCAGGATCAGGGAGTCAATCCAATAGGACAGCAAAAGTATCCAACACCTTATCAGTTCAAGCTGCCGTATGTGACCAAGAATCACGCACAAGCTATCAGAGAATGGAAAGGGTACGACATGAGCCATGCATATGCATCGGCAGCAGCTACTAAGTTTAAATATGGACTCAAGCCTCGCAACATAACAGACAACGTGATGAACGATGATGTGCTGAACAGGATAGCCAATGATCTGGCAACAGTCACAGGTTTAATGTTTGAGGTCAGCTTTACTAAAAATACAAGAACATGGCAATAACATTCGTAAGTGATCCAGATCCTTTCTTCCCTGTATGCAATCCATCCAACTGGGTATTTGAATCTGATCAGACTGCTCAGGCAAATTTCAGCTTTATCGTTGAGCTTTACTTTAGCGGTGTACTTCATTCTACTCATGAGGTCTATCCAGAATCTGCCAATGTTGGTAAGTTTAGCCCCACATCAATTGCCAGGGCAGCGGTTACATCGAACTATCCAGATGCTTCTGTCTTATCACAGAATCTGAATCCTGATCTGTATTGGGATGTCATCGTGTATGAAAAATACGGGACTCCTCCTGTGGCCGATCTTGGATCAGCGACTTCAGCTCCTGCTGTAGTTTATTATTTGAACGGATCATTCAGATTTGGAGATGCACTTGATTACGCATATGAGGATTATGATCTTGATACAGGTGGAAAAGGTGACTTGTTTCTCACTGACTTTCCGAGGAATAGGAAGGATATGTGTTCATATGAGCAGCATAAATTCCTGGCAATCATAAACAGCGGTGTTGATAACTGTACTGGATACGTGAGCCTCTATGATATCACTGGCACATTGATCACATCTGCTACATGGACAGGAGCATTAGCTACTAACCTACGCACTCCGATGGTGTGTGTTACTCCACTGACATTGGTAGATGGTACATCCCTTGTCCAGAGTGATTTCGACAATTGCTACTACTATACAATTCAGATCAAGCAAACAGCTACATCGTCAAAAGACTCAGAGATCTACAGAATTTACTATGATCAGGAGTGCAGCTCATATTCAAGGAGAACACTGATCTGGCTTAATAAGTTTGGGGCATGGGATTCATTTGCATTCACCTTGCTTTCAGAAGATAGCACAGATATCACATCAAATAAATACAACAGGCAGACTGGAAGATGGGAAGCTGGTGACTATACTTACAGCTTGAGTGATGGCTTTCAGATGACACAAAGTAAATTCATGCAGGACAAACTCATATTGAATTCAGACTGGATACATGAGGATGTGCAGCAATGGCTTGCTCGTGAGCTTTATGAATCTCCGAGGGTTTACTTACTGAATGATTTCGGAAGCTCAGTGCTTGAGCCTGTAAACGTCACGAATGTCAGCTATACTCTGAAGCAAAGAAGGAAGGCAGGACTCATCCAGGAGCAAGTACAGATCGATAGAACTTATACCAAGGTTTCTCAATTAGGATAGGATGGAGCTGTACATTAACGATTTCAAGGTAGACATCAATGACAGGCTTCCCTTCCCATTGACCTACAGCATCAGCGAGATCAAGGATCTGAGCGCAAGGAAAGGGAATAACTCTAAGACCATCAGCTTACCAGGTACCAAGGGGAATCTATTCCTGATGTACAATGCTTTCAGCTTATCGGTGACTCAATCAATCACCGGTGATGTCAGCTCCTTTGACTTTGATCCATCGGTAAAGGTATCAGCCAGGTATTATGAGCAGGGCCTATTGCAGTTCAACGGATACTGTCAGCTCACAGACTGCGAGTATCTGAATGGAGAGTGGTCCTTCAATGTGGTGCTATTCAGTGATCAGATTGACTACGTATCAAGGCTATCGAAGATCAAGATCAATGAGCTTGACTGGAGCGAATACATTCATGACTGCACCAGAGACAATCAGACTGATTCATGGGCAGGAACTATCCAGGTCAATGGCACCCCGACAAGCAATAAGACTGGTGCCAATTGGGATGGGCTTGGGTATTACTATGGCCTTATCGATTACGGATTCAATAGAGCTGATGCGTATACATTCAACGTTGAGCATATAGCTCCACAGGTGTTCTGCTATGACATCCTAAAGAAAGCATTTGAATACTGCGGCATCACCTGGACATCTACGTTCCTGGAATCGCAGACCTTCAAGAGGATGCTCATGGGATACCAGGGAGGAACATTCCCGGAGATCACTGCTGCTGAAGCTACGGCACTATCAGCCTATACTGATGAGGAGAATAGAGCAGGCGGATACATCATGAATACGGGCATCTCATTGGATGGTCCATGGCAGGCAATCATCGGAGGTGGTGGATCAAGGAAGGCAGACTATGCATTCACAGCGAATGTGCAGCCTGTGTGGGTAGATACTGTGACTGATCCATCATCACAGGTAACTCAAGAAACTCCTTTCAAGTTCCAGGCAGCTCAGACAGGACTCTACACGATAGATTACTCTGGGGACCATGATGTGACCTTTGACTTTACCATAGCAGGAGCAACTATCCTGGATGCACATCTGAGATTCAAGCTCAGACTGTTGGTCTACAAGAATGGATTCAATATCGTTAATGACATCGTTTACCAGGGTGATCTTGACAATGCTACTGGAGATGTGACAGGTACCATCTCATTCAACTATACTCGGCAGATTGATGTAACCATCAACGATGTGATACAGATGAACTATGCTGTAGTGATTGAGGATAGTGATATCGTAGTGAGTACGATCCCGACAGCATTCAGTACAGTATTCAAGATTGCCAATGTGAATGCCACCATGAACATTCTGAAGAATGCTCAGGCATTTGCTCCAGGATCTACAATCAATCTGAGTGACTTCCTTCCGGATATGGATGCGGCTACATTCATGAAGGGATTCGTTACAGCATTTAATCTCTACGTGAAGCCATCGGTAGATGATCCAACTACCCTTGAGATTGAGCCGCTGAATGACTTCTATGAGGATGCATCTACAGCATTGAACTGGACTGATAAGCTCGATTACAGCAGATCACTCAAGGTGACTCCTACAATTAACTTTGCCAGCAGCGCATATCAGTTTAAGTTCGCTGAGGACACTGACTACTACAATACAAGCTACCAGGATGACAGAGGAGAGCAGTACGGATCTTTCATGCTTGAATCACAGAATCAATTCAGCAAGGATACAACAGAATTCACTCTGCCATTCGCACAGAAGCTCCTTGTCAATATTCCTGTGGATGATGTGACCTACACAGGCATCGTGATTCCGAGATCATTCCAGGCGAAAGTCAACGAGGATGGAACGTCATCGATCAACGTACAGAAAGGGAAGCCCTTTGTAGTGCAGCTCGGACCAATGACTACAGCAGACTGGAATCACGTTGATGAGAGTGGAGTGCTACATGCTGAGAGCAGCTATCCATATGTAGGGCATCTTGACAGCTTGACATCACCAACATTCGACTTTAATTTCGGGGTGCCTGATTACATCTACTATGATGGAGCCAGCTATACTACATCGAATCTATATTTCTATCATGAGACATTCATGAAGGAGATCGTTAGTAAGTTCGGGAAGCAACTAACTTGCTACATTAAGATCACTCCAGACATGATCAATCTCCTGGACTTTAAGAAACTTATCAACATTGATGGGATAGTATACAGGCTTCAGAAAATAGAGAACTGGGATTCGGGCAAGGATCAGACTACGATGGTGGAACTGATTCGCATAATAAAGGG